ATCTGAATCTGACCTGTGCCAAGAAGATTGACGCGAAGTTCAGTTGTTGGTGACTCCCATGTGTAAACAGAGCCAGGAGCTACGAGGAACATTGAATCGTCAATGACTCCAGAAGTAGTGATATTGCGGTCAACAATGAGGTTAGCACCAAGTACGTTACCAACTGTTGAACCTTGTGAAACTGCGCCTGCTGCGTTTTGTGGCTGTGCTGCTGCGTAAAGTGGACGGTTTGAACCATCAACGTAACCCATGATTGCAGCCCAAGCATCAGTTGAAGCAACGAGCTGGTTAGCGTATTCGCCACCTGTACCCTTATATGCTGCTGCTGATTCTGTAGCGATGAATGACTGGAGTCCTGCTGCTGTTGCAGCTGTTGTTGCTGCTGCTGTTCCTGATGTACCGAATGCAGAGATAAGTGCTGTATCTGTTGCTTTCTCGTAAGCTTTACGAAGTTCAGCCATCAAAAGCTCCATGAACGCAGGCGAGCTGCGGTCAATGAGTTCGAAGCTAACCTCATTGAGACCTGAGTACTTCTGGATTGAAACTGTGTCATAAGCTGATGTCATGCCAGTTTCTGATGTTGCTGCGCCTTCGTTAACAGCTGCAACTGTTGGTGCTGCGTTAGCTGAAGATGCGTTTGTGTAAAGACGTGGAATTGTAAATGACATTCCGTCAATTCCTGCAAGTGAACCGCGTGTTACAGCGTTGAATGCTGGACGGCCTGAGAATGTATCTGTAAGGAATGTGTTGAGGTGTGACGGGAGTGTCAAACCTGTGTTTGTTGATGTTGAGTCATCTGCTGCAAGAATGGTGCGGCGAGCTGAGTCGTCTCCCATTGCTGCTTTGATGCTTGCATCGAGGTACTGTGCTGATGTTAGGGGCGCGATGCGCTCCTTAACTTGAAGATTTGCTACAACTGTTGGGCGAGCCGCTTCGACTGCTGCTGCTTCAACTGCTGGAGCTTCTACCGCTGTGGTTGATTCTTCCACTTGTGGCTCGCTTTCTGGTTGGGTTGGTTCAGCAGGGATTACTTCCTCTGCTGCAATCTCTAGCACCTGAGCAGATTTGAATGCTGGCTCTGTGACGAGAGAAACTTCTTTGAGACGTGCTGACGAGACAACAATGTGTCCGTCGCGTGATGGCTTTGATGCAATTACTTCTGCACCTACTGAAAGACCTGAGACAAGTCCTTCTTGTGCTTGAATAAGTGCATCGTTTCCACCTGTTGAACGTGAAAGCTTAAATGTCGCGTAGATTCCGTCTGCGCGTGTTTCCGCTGAAATCATGCGGCCTACTGGCTTCTTCATGTCATGCTGTGAAAGCAACTTAATCTTTGAGACGTCAGCAATATCGATTGAGTTAGCTTCAAAGACAACTCCACCCATATTGGTATGACCGATTTCGCCTGTTCCCATTGGCACAATCTTGCCTGAGATTTCACGGCGGTCTTCGTTACATTCGATTGAGGATGCTTCGATAATGAGTTCTTGCATTATAGACCTTCACTTCCATTTGGTGTTAAATCTGTCATTGCCATTGCTTGTTCAGTTGTAATCAGTCCTAGAGTAAGAAGCTTCTCTAGCACCTGGATTTCGACTAGCGGGTCTTGCTTTAAGAATGTGTCACCTACGCAGAATTTGACCTCATGTCCAGAAGTGGAGATATCGTCCATTGAGAGCCTGCTCTGAATCGCTTGAATATAAGGCTCAATTGATAGCGCGTAGAATTGCTTGCGCTCATCTTGCACATTTGCATAAGTCATTGTTGTATTCATGTCGCTTGACAAGTAATACGCTGGAACGTTCATTGTGCGAGCAATTTGTGTAGATAGATTTTGAATAGCGTCGTTGTACATCATATCTTTTGGAGAAAATGACACAGCGTTATACTCAAGAGTAGAAGTTAAATAGCGAGTTGAATTGCTTTGCGCGCCACGCTTCCAAGCTGCAAGAAGCCCGGAAACTTCATTAGGTGGCAAATCCGCACCTGTATTGCGAATATAGCCCGCTGGCTGTGGTTGAGCAGAATTTACTGCGGCTGCCTTCTCGACATCGATTGCTGCACGAATGGTGCGACTTCCGCGGTCTAGTACGCCTTCGTCAAATCCTTGGATTGTCACAATGTCATTCATGTCAATTGGTTTCATGTCAACGTAATACTGCGTGACCATGATGCCTTCGAGGTCTGTAGTAAATGTAACGCGAGAATTAGCAACCCATTCAAAAGATGCTGGGCGTCCGTCTTCTGCGTAGCGCTCCGTAATTAAAAGATAAGCGACCCCGTAGAAGAGTAAACTATCCACGCACCAAGTTAGGGTGACAAATGATGGTTGATTCTTGGAAAGTTGCTTAATCCAACGAGGAGGAGCAATGACCTCACCTGTTGAAGTCTTGTAATACTCAAGAGGAATTGATGCCACTGTGCCGCAGATTAAATTGCGGGCGCGAGCGACGCTAGGGACTGACATAGCATCGTGTCGTGAAACTCTGGCAAAAATTGCGTTGTACAAGCTAGGCATATTTTCGCCCATGACTTGTGGTGCGTACTGCGCTTCAACAATTTGTGGCTTACGCGAAAAGAGACCCATAGAGGGCAATTATACACTATATATAGTGCTATTCGCTGTAGATAGCCGCTACCTGTTGTGGTTTTGTCAATTGATGAACAACCATCGCGGTAGAGATTGCACCTGAAACATCGCCAGCAGATTTACGTTTAACAATGCGCCATGAAGAGTCATTTGTCTTAGCTGCGCAATTGTTCATCTGTTGCACCCAGTTTTCTTGACCTGCGTGAACAAGGCGATGATTGACCAGGGCATCAAGCAAATCGCCACAGGCTTGATAGAACGCAGCGCCAGATATATCCATCGTTATTTGACCAGCATTGGATAGTCGGTCAGCGATTGATTGAGCCGTGTACTTGTCAAAGCAAATTTGTCGAGGACGATAGAGAAGTGCGTGTGCGTGAATTTCAGCCGCTATTTTAAGTTCATCTACTGAAACTTGACTTTCCCATGTCTGGAGAATCCCAACGCCGATTCGACCGTCAGGCAGTATTTGACCCGCAACCAGGCTCGCATTGCGGCGAGACGGAGACACATCGAAAGCAAAGACTGTATAACCACCTGGCGGAATTTCGAGCGAGGAATCTGAGGTTTCCTCAAGTACTCCGTGAGGCCAAGGAGAGCTGAGAGAATCAATCCATTGGCATAACAACTCAGTTCGAGTATTTTCAATAGGGCTAGTTGCAACGGCTTCTTCAAGGGCTTCCTCCGTGATTGTGTAACCTAAAGCTGGATTGGCTTGAGCCCAGCCTTTTGCTCGGTCTGTGATTTTGCAATATTGGGGAGCTGAGTACTCGTAAAAGCCAAATGACTTAGGCGGGTTTTCTAGAGCTCTTTCTCTCATGCCGTTTAAGACTGTCGAGAAAGCGTCTCCTGCATTAGAGGTAAGAAGCGTCTGAGAATTTGGACGCGCTCGAGTTGTAGGGATTGCTGCTCTATATCCTTCTTCGTTAATCTCTCGAAGCTCGTCGATGAATAGGAAGTCCGCAGTTCTTCCGCGAGAGCCGTCTCTAGTTGCCGCAACAACGTCAAGCCTTCTGCCGTCCAGCATCTCAATAGACTCAGTTCCGTTAGCGTAGCGAATCTGCTTGACGAATCCCTTGAGGTGGTCATTACTCTCCAATACCTGTGCAACTTGTCTAAAGGTGTCTAATGCCATCGAGCGATTCGAGGACATGATAAGGATATTCCTACTATCCCACTTAAGCAGGTGCGCCAAAATCAGCATACGCGCTAAATGGGTCTTGCCATTCTGTCGAGCAATGAGAAGCAGGTTTGTCTTACGAACCCATGCTCCCGACTTGTCCACGGTAAGCATGTCCTTTAATACATGTTCCTGCCAGGGGAGCAAAGGCATAGAAATTATTTCACAGAGGTCTTTGACGTCTTGTAGCTTATTCTCACCCTTCAAAGGTATCGATTGCAGCCTTGGTTTAGTTGTCCCTCGTAGCGGCTTGGAGCGCTTGGTAGGCATCGGGTCAACCCTGGACTGGTCTGGCTGTGAACGGACTGTCTTGGTGAAGCTTGGACTGCGTTGGGGAGGGGAAGTCAGG